ATCTTCATTGGTGTCCCTCCACAGACCACGCAAGATTTCCCGTCCACTGGTACCGTGCCCGATCACACCACACTCGCCGCACGCCCAGATCCCGTCGTATTCGGTGTCATACTCATAATCGACGGGTGCCCTGCAGTTGATCAGTACCGACCCCTGCCGCCACAACAGGCCAGCAGGTGCCGACAGCACCGGGGGATCCAGTCGGATGACCCCGTAGGACGTGTATGGCACTGCAGCAGGCATGTCTTACCCGTCGGGATGACACAGCGGTGCCATCCAGTGTGATTTGCACCAATCGTCGAGGATCGTGGGCAGGTTGGTGCCGCGAAATGACGCCGACCATGGCGTCTCGGTCCACCACGCAATCTTGGCCATGTCCCCCACCGCGTAAATCTCTGCTACCCGCGCGTTTTCCTGCATGATCTCGAACAACGACTTTGCCCGCCCAGTGCGCTTCGCAAGTTTTACCGGTGCCCGTGGATTGTTGATGCGATTCTCGTACACCCCGTACAAGGCGTGCACGGTCGCAACCACTTTGTCGGTGTCGATAGTAGTGAACGGATCGGTGTCACTGGTGCCACTGATCAGGATGCCCGCTGTTGTTGTAATCAATTCGCCCATGAGGGGGGCGACCTCGTGATCCATCCACAGGGTGGTACGCAGGGCCAGACATGCATCACAGGTCACGTGCACGTGGTTCCACTGTGAACGTAACTGTCCATCTGGCATTCCGACCAACTGGACACGCTCGATTCGTCGTCCGTCGGTACCGATCCCGATCACCCCACATTCGCCGCAACACCACCAATTGTCATACTCAGCGTCTGTGTCCACCACCAAGCGGATCCCGTCGTGTTGTTCGGTTTGCGGGGCAGCCACTCCGGTTGGGACGCACAGCACGGGGTAGGCGCGGCCATCCTGCTTCTGCTCCACGCGTGATGGGGTGCTACTTGCCATAGATCGTCGTCCTGTACCGGGCCTTTGGCACGTAGTGGGTGCATTCGCCGTTGTGGTAGGGGGCGGTGGCGTAGATCACGTTGCTGCCGTCTGCGACCGTTCGGGCCATGTAGATGGTCCGGGGCCGGTAAGCGATCCGTGCTGCGTACCGTCGGCATGTGTCCCGCAGTGGGCACGGCGGGCGCGCCGGATGCTGTCCGGTACAGGCCGCATCGTCTTGCTGATCAGAACCCACTTTCCGGCCTCCCCAATTTAGGTCCACGCGCCACCACGACCCACGCCGTTTCGTGCACACCCCCGGCACGGACATCGCGGACAAACATCCGCACGTCTGTGCCGGCTGAAAACCCGCTCTGCCATATGCGAAAGCAATTCCTTGCGTCATGCTCGTTCGTGAAAATCCTCGAGTCCATGTATCGAAGTTGTGTGAAAGTCGGCTTTGTCATTGCGATTCCTCCACCGCCCTGCATGCTGGGCACACATCACGATCGTCCGGGTCACTGGTATCACGACCACACCGGGCACAATCCACACGTCTGGGCGTGGCAATGACTGTGGGCGTGGTGCCTTTGTAGTGGGGGCAGTGGTTGAAGTGTCCGTAGGCGATCATTGCCCCGCACTTTCCGCACTGTCCGATGATTGGGATGATTGGTGCCATGCTGTATCGACCTCCATGCCGATGTAAAAAGTGGCAGTCTATTTCTAATCGCGGACTGCCAGCGCGCGCGCCACGCTACGACGGGGCCACAGGGGGATGGGGAGGGGGTGTGGCCGTTGGGTCCGCCGCAGCTTTGGCGTTCAACGTATAGATGGATGGTGGTCGCTGCCTCAGCTCCGGTCCGTCCCACAGGACCAGTGCGTTGACGTACCTGTTGTTGGCGTGCGGTACGCCGTGGTAGCAGAAGGCGATGCGACCACGGAAAAACCAGATGGCGTTGGCCTTCATCACATGGTCATGCCACCACGCCGTGTCGGTGTTGGACAGGATCAGCCCGACCACCAACGCGCCCTGTAGGGCTTGGTCATGCATCCGTGCCACCCATCGGCCCAACTGGCGTCCGTATGGCGGGTTGCAGAAAGCACGGGTACGCAAACCCCCCGGAGTTGTCCACGGCGTGACTAGCCCGTCGGTGGCCACGTCGATGTAGCGGTCGCAGTGGGCGTTGTGTGCAGCGGCGGCGGCGTCGAGGTTGAAGTTAAACACCCTGTCCAGTTGGTCGAACAGCCACCGTGGCGTTTCCCACCACGTATTGTCTGGCGGCATCCCCGTGTCAGTGGCCGGGGCGTTGTCACGCTTGGGACGTGCTGGGTAGAAGGTCTTGGTGCGCATCAGTCCACCGTCTTGTCGGCGTAGTCGCACAACCACTGGATCAGCTCACGTCCCCATGCAGGATCGTGCTGGAATCGGGTGATCATCGCCGTCACAGTCAGCGCGTTGTCGGGCACGATGTCTTGTTCGGTGACAGACTGCGGGATGTACACAGAGCACGTCCCATCGCCGTCGATGATCAGGGCGCTGCTATCAGGGTCGAGGTCGATCGTCGTCCCACAATCCTCGATTTCGTACACAGTTCCAATGTCGGTGTCCATTGTCATTCCCCCCGCAACACTTTCTTGATCGCATCCCGCGTTGCGTCGGCTGTATCCAGCGCCGCACACAGTTCATGGATCACCTTTTCCACCGCTGCTTGGTAAGCGACGATGCCCCGTCCGTCGGTCATGCGGACCGTCATTTCGACGAAGCCTGCGCATGCTGCTGGCAGTGACTGGTAATATGTCCGTGCCAGCCAGTACACCTCACCCGGTGTCTTGGATCCCGGTCCAGACACCTGCTTGTTCTGCACGATCCACCCGTATGGGTCGGATACCACGCGCCAGTCGTCGTTGATTTGTATTTCCATGTCCATCCCCCGATGGTCAAGTTGTCTACTGGGTTGCCATTATATCAAATACCCATCCCGATGCAACAGGCACGATCCGCACACCTTTGTTTATATGCGCCTGTGCGCGCACGTATACAGGGGTGTTCTACCCCCTCGGTTGCAAAACTCAATCTTCTGGTGTTTACTGTAACTCAACACGCATTTCCGTTGTTCTACGAGAGGTACACGACGTGGATAACCAGCATCGCTCAGTGACTGATGACAACTTTCGCTCGACCATGCGAGACTGTGGGGACAAGGATGGTAGCGGCGACGACTCGATGGTGGTGGTGAAGGGGGCCAGTACCAACACGAAGGCCATCAATGAGGATGCCCGCACGATCGACTTCATCATCAGCACCGAAGAGGTGGATCGTATGGGGGACACGATCCGACTGGCCGGCTGGGATCTGTCCGCATACAAGGCCAATCCGGTAGTGCTGTTTGGCCACAACAGCAGTCAGCCGCCAGTGGCGCGTGCCAAGAAGGTGTGGAAGGACAACACGGACAAAACCCTACGCGCGACAGCGGAGTTTGCCACGGCGGAGGTCAACCCGCTGGCCGAGACGGTGTGGCAGTTGTACGCGGCTGGCTACATGCGCGCCACCAGTGTCGGCTTCATTCCCAAGAAGTGGGAGTGGGCCAAAGACGATGAGGGGAACTGGACTGATGGCCGTGAGTACGGCATCAACTTCATGGCCCAGGAATTGCTGGAGTTCAGCGCAGTCCCAGTGCCGGCCAACAGCGGCGCGTTGGTGGATGCCAAGGGAATCGACCTCGCCCCGATGGTCAAGTGGGCAGAGCGGACGCTGGACACATGGGATGACAGTGGGGACGTCTTGGGCATGCCCCACAACGACGTGATCCAGTTGTACAAGGATCTGCAGACTGTCACAGGTACCGGCCCACGTGCGTACCATCGTGTGAACGCCTCAGTGCGACGCCGGTTGCTGGATGAGAATCTGGCCACCCTGCGTGCTGCTGCAGATGCATCGGCTGGCGATTCGGTGGATGAGGAAGATGTCGATCTGCTTTCTGCAGATGCGGCGGATGCGGTTGACGGTGACGCGACTGCTGGGGTGGATGAGACTGAGGTGGTGGTGGTCGATTCCGGTGAGGCAGCGGCTGATGAGGAAGCGACCGTTGATGCCGACGTCGATGTCACTGATGACGGCGCTGACGCGGAAACGGCAGACGCCGACGGTGCGGTGGACAAGGATGACGCCGACGACTCCGACGATGCCGACGACGCCGCCCCGCCAGCGGATACGGAAGTCGTGCAGGACGATGCCAGTGAGGTGACGATCACCACTGAGGTGGTCGACATCGAGCAGTTGGATCTGGCCAGCGGACTCGACCTGCTGGTGACACTGGGCGATCAGGTGCTTGGGATGCTCGACGTCGACCCCAACACGTTGTCTGCATACCACGGGACACGCGCTGGCAAGCGTGGGGTGGCAAATGTTGTCGGCACTTGTGCCGATCTGCAGCGGGCACTGTCCGCAGTCCTCAACACCTCCGGTGAGGTTGACAATACGGAAGTGATCAACCATCCTGATGATGAACTAGGCATCGAAATCGTAGAGGACGACGTCGACGCCGCCGAGACTGAGGAAATCGACATCAATCCAGAGGATGTCGTGGGTGCAGTCAAGGAGTTGCTGCCCGACATGGTCAGCGACATCGTGGAACGTGAGATCAGGCGGCTACAGGGTCGCCTTGACTGAACGGGGCATTGGTGCCCATCGCGAAACGCAGGAGCTATTACGCATGAAGATGACAAAGGAGCAGCTTGCTCAGATGATCACCAGTGCCGTGGCCGACGTCGTGCCCGCACAGGTCGAGTCCGCGCTGGCCCCGATCCAGGAGCAGCAGACGAGCTGGATGGCGAAGATCGAGGAGGCCAAGGCTGTCGCACACGGCGGGACCGTGGACCCGGCGAAACGTGGCATCGGCGCGGCGCGATTCGTCCGCGCGCTGGCGTTTGGTCAGGGCAATCCCGACAAGGCCGCGCATTTCGCCAAGAAGGCGTGGGATGACCCGATGGGCGCGGCAGTGGCCAAGGCCCTGATGGCCGGTGACTTCACTGCGGGCGGCGCACTGGTGCCCCCGGAGTTTCTCAGCGAGGTGATCGAACTGCTGCGTGCGCGGTCGGTCGTGCGTGCGGCTGGTCCGCGTGTGCTGCCGATGAACAACGGCACCCTGACGCTGCGGAAGCACACGGGTGGATCGACGGCGTCGTATGTCGGTGAGTCGCAGGACATCACCAAGACCCAGCAGACCACAGGCCAGATCGTCATGTCGGCCAAAAAGCTGGCGGCACTGGTGCCGATCAGCAACGATCTGCTCCATTTCAGCTCCGGTCCCGCTGCGGATGAGTTTGTCCGCGACGATCTGGTGCAGCAGATGGCGACCCGAGAGGACCAAGCGTTTCTCCGTGACAACGGCGCNTCCGACACCCCCAAGGGGCTGCGGTACTGGGCGGCGNCGGCGAACNTNACGTCCACCAACGGCACCTCGGTGNCCAACGTCGAATCGGACTTCAAGGATCTGCTGAACGCCCTCGAACAGTCCAACGTCGGCATGATCCGACCGGTCTGGTTCATGGCCCCACGCAGCAAGAACCACCTGCTCAACCTGCGTGAAGCGGGCGGCGGGAATCTGGTCTATCCGGGCATCAGGGACGCCAACCCGACCATCTATGGTTTCCCGGTCTACATCAGTACCAACGTGCCGACCAACTTGGGCGGCGGTACCGAGACTGAGCTGTACTTGGTGGACATGGCTGACATGGTGATCGGTGATGTCGGCACGCTGGAAATCGCGGTGGACAGCAGCGCCAGCTACATCGAAAGCGGCTCGCTGGTGTCGGCATTCTCACGCGATGAGACCGTCATGCGGGCCATCAGCCGGCACGACTTCGCGGCCCGGCACGATGAATCCATCGCGCTGAAGTCCGACGTCACTTGGGGCGCGTAAGCGTAGCCTGAGTCAGATCACGCAATCGAGCGAGGAATACAAGCATGAACGTTGCTCAGCAGAAAGACATCGGGTCCTTCATCAACGCGGTGGTGGGGACGGTGCCGACGACCGCCTCTGCCGGTGCCATCAACGGATCGTCTATCGACCGTCAGGGGTACCAGTCGTGTGCGTTGCACGTCTCCGGTGGTGCAGCCACAGGGACTCCCACGTCACTCACCATCGCCTCCAAGATCCAGGAGAGCTCGACCGGGTCCAGCGGATGGACAGACGTGTCGGGGGCTGCAATCACAACGAGTGCGGCTGCCAGCACTGACGCCGAGGCTGATGTGGACCTGTCCGGGGTGAAGCGGTACGTCCGGGTCGTTACCACCGTCGCCTTCGTTGGTGGCACGTCACCGGCAATCCCGGTCGCCGCCAGCGTCGTCCTTGGTGGGGCGGTCACACTGCCGGTCTGATCCCGACAGTAGCATCGGCTGCAGGGAGTACCCCAGTGCTGATGTGTGCATGTGTGCCGATGTGCGGCGCGGGTGGTCATCCCGTGTCCGCACATCGGCTTTGTTGTTCTACGACTGATGTAGGGGGCTACAATGCCAGCGAATGAAGCCAAGAAGGCGTCGCATGGTAAGGGGCGAAAGATCCTCATTGTCGGATCTGCGCAAACCACGTTGGAAAAGACACCATGGGACGATGAGTCGTTTGAGGTGTGGGGACTGGCGTGGCGCGACAAGTTGAAGCGGTGTGATCGGCGGTTCGACATGCACCCCATCGACAATACCCGTAAACGGGTGCCTGAGGATTACATTGAGTGGCTGAACCAGCAGCCGCAGCCGGTATACGTACAATCCGACGTTGACGGGCTGAAGCGCGGTGTAGTGTATCCGCTCGACGCCGTAGTCATGTTTCTGCAGGGCAACTGCCCATACACCAATGGCGCGTACTTTGCGTCGTCCATTGCCTACATGATTGGGCTGGCGCTGTATGAGGGGGCCACTGAGATCCACTTGTATGGGGTGGATCTGCTGGATGAGGACGAGTGGAGCTATCAGCGGCCAAACACTGAGTACCTGTTGGGGATGGCCCGTGGCATGGGGGTGCGGGTGTTTGTGGCTGAGGGGTCCGCGTTGCTACGGTTCACCCACCTGTATGGGTATGAGCAGCCACCGGATGATGGGGTCATCAACATGGGATTGCTTGATGCGCGCTGCAAGCAGTACAAGCAGAAACTGGAGGACACGTTGATGGCGGCGCGAACGCTTGATGGTGCGATCCAAGAGGTGGAGCAGTTGCAGCGCATGTTGAGGTATCGCGATCGAGGACTGCCGATTGACGCGCCCACCCCCACTCCATGATTATGCGCTAGGGTGAATGTGGGCTATAGTGATGAATGAGTGGATAAACAGAGGAACTGACCATGGCTGATCTGATTCGGGTGCGGTTTTTGAAGCACCACCAGTCGTACAATCCGGGCGAGCTTGCTGGCTTCTTGCCGCACATTGCACGAGAGCTGCTGGGTGTCGGGGTGGCGGAGGAGGTTGTCGATGAGGTGGCCGAAGAGGTCGCACTGCCGGCTGACCCCGCAGACCGTCCAGACCCTGCAGTCACTGACCGCGACGTGTCGGTGGTGACAAAGCCCGCGACTGCCCCGGACGTGCGCAAGCGACGGATCAGGAAAAAGGTATCCTGAATCACTCTCGGAGGGTGAACTTATGACACTTGCAGAACTTATTGTCAGCAACGAGCCGTTCGCTGACGACGATGCAGCGTATGCTTGGGCAGATGCTGTTGTGCACACTGAGCAGAAGATGCAACTGCTGGATCTCATCGGTCAGTTGGACGACTGGGGCGAGCTGGGGCCGATACAGGAAAGTGCGGCCAGTGGGCTGGCCAAGAAGCAGGCGGGTCAGGTGCCGACTGCGACCGAACTTGCGTGCCTCGATGCACTTACGCTGATGGAGACGTCCCGCAAATATGGGCGTGAAACCGTCAACTGGGCCAAGCAGCGCCACCTCGACAGGCTGAACGCGCTTGTCACGGTCGGCATGACCACACAACTGCATGCTGATGCCCTTGTGGCAATGGCCCCCGTTGTGACCCAGAAGCGGTTCCAGCGGGATACAAACATGCGTCAGCTCATCCTCG